AAGGTTTCCTGATCTTCCACTTTCACTATTCGGATGCGTATTTATGTATATTGTTATTCCGGTTCTGTTCACAAACAACTCGGAATAAAATGAAAGGGGATGCAATCAAATATCTTATTGACTACAAAAACGGGAAAATCAAAAAGGGTTTAGGTATAGACTGCATCCTGGATGATCACCTTCGCTTCAAACGTAAACAACTGAATATCATTCTCGGACATGACAACGTGGGAAAAACGTATTGGATAAATTGGTATTTTCTCACATTAGCCGTAAAGCATCAGCTTCGTTTCTGCATTTGGTCCGGAGAAAATCAAAAGGGACAAATACTCAGGGACATGATTCAAATGTACATTGGTCAAAAGTTTACCGAAATAGATGAGCAAAAAATAATCAGTACGGCAACATATTTGGAACAGTACTTTGAATTTTTGCCAAATGATAAACTTTACAAACCGACTGAACTATTGAAACTATTTGAAGAAAGCGAATGCGATGTTGCGCTCATAGATCCATTTACGGGATTGGATAGGCAAATGACATTTGAAGGAAACTATACTTTTTTGAATGAGGCGAGGCAGTTTGTGAACAGAACCGGAATAACAATATACATAAATACGCATCCGAATAGTGAAAGTGGAAGATCAGGAAACCTTTATCCAGATAACCACGAATGGAAAGGATCATTAAAGCCACCATTGAAGGACCATATTGAAGGCGGTAAGGCATTTACAAACCGATGTGATGATATGTTTGTGATTCACCGATTGATCAAAAATGAATCAATGAAATACTTTACAATGGTGAACGTGGAAAAGATAAAAGACACCGACACTGGAGGACAACTGACACGGATAAATGAACCCGTTTTGTGTGAATACAACAACGGATTGGGTTTCAAAATTGCAGGGGTTGATCCTTTACGATTCAATCCATCGGCAACATTTCCGGCAAAGAAACCAATTTCGCAGTATATTAAACCGAATGATTTACCATTTTAAAAAACCAACATGGCACAACTTGAAATACTAAAAGCACAAATCGACATCCAGGCATTGATTCAATCTTTGAAATTATCTATTGAGGAAGTCACACGAAAGAAACCGGAAAGCGAATACATCACCGGAATGACTAAACACCTGAACAACATGATCGATGTAAACCACGTTTTGCGGGAAATGGAGCAGGAAATCAAACGGCTCAATCAAATGAATTTCAACTATCACAAGGTATCAATGGATTTGAAATACGAAAACGAGAAACTCAAAGATCAGGTCAAACATTTAATGGAAGGAATATGAAACGATGTAAAAACTGCCGGGATCCATTCACTCCGATCCGTTCCACGTTGGAAAAGTACTGCCAAAAATCGGAATGCATAAGGATATGGGTTGAAACCGAAAAGCAAAAGGCATGGACTAAAAAGAAAAAACAAGCGAAAGCGGAAATGCTAACGGTCCAGGATTACGTTAAAATGGCACAACAAGTCTTTAACTCCTACATTCGGAAAAGGGATTCCGGGAAACATTGTATTTCATGCGATACGAAACTATCAGGAAAGTTTGACGCAGGGCATTACTTTAACGCAAACAATCATTGGGCGGTGCGCTTCGATGAGAATAACGTACACGGTCAATGCGTACATTGCAATCAGCACAAGCATGGCAACCTGATTGAGTACGGAATAAGGCTTGAAAAGTTAATCGGTCCGGATGAATTCGCAATCCTGCGAGAGGATGCCTACAAATTACGGAAATTCTCAATCGATGAACTAAAAGGAATCATTGCAGAATACAAACGGAAGTTAAAGGAAATGTAAAATTTTCCTTTCCTCATGTAGTATATTAAGTTTAATTAGTTATATTTGTAAAAATTAAAACAGTCAAATCATGAATCAAACGAATCAAAAGTATCTCGCAGCCTTCGTTGAATTGTACGGGGAACTGCAAACAAATCCGAAAGTACATGTATCGGATCTCGCAAACAAGCACAAAATCGGAAAGCAAGTGTTTTCTATGCTCGTTCAAATGGGAATAGTTTCCAGAACGAAAAGCGGAATGACATGGATTGGTAAAGAACCGAGCATCCAAATGGTTATTCAAATCCGTTTGGCTATCCGCCAGTATCACATTGAACTTGATAAGAAAAAGAAGGTTCAGGGCGAATTGTTCAAAAAGTCGAAGCCGAATCACCGCATCAGGAAGTAAACGCATATCGAATGGGAGCAAAGAGTGAAACTACAAAAACCGGAAACAACTGACATTCCTATTAAACAACCTTTACCTGATAGCTCAATGGTAAGCGAATTCATATCACATGAGCATGTTGAAACAAAAAAACTCAACTGGTTCCAAAGAGTAATGAAAGCAATTTTTAACCTTTAATAAATCAAACATGAAAAAACAAACCGAAACACAAACATTCGAGGATGCGATTCCAAAGCCTCAAACCATTTGGTACAAACTATGGTGCGCAAAGCAGGAAATCGGAAAGATCACAAAGGGATCAAACAATCCATTTTTCAAATCAAAGTATGCCGACCTGAACACAATCATCGAGGCGGTCGAACCAATCCTGCACAAATACAACCTTTTGTTATTACAACCGATACAAGGGAATCATGTATGCAATCAGATAATTGATATCGAAACTGGTGAACGCATTGAAAGTTCATTGGAGTTACCGAACATTCAGGATCCGCAAAAGCTCATTGCTTCTATAACTTACTACCGAAGGGGATCATTGCAAACGATGTTGAGCCTCCAGGCAGTCGATGACGATGGCAACGAAGCAAGTAAAGCCGTAAAGGAACAGAAAACGGAAGTACTTACATTAAATGAAAAGCAATTCATTTCAGCAGTTGGCGCAATCAATGCCGGAAAATATACGGTTCAATACTTTTTCGACAAGTATTCCTTAACTCCCGAACAGATCAACGTACTAAACGAACTAAACGCATAACATCATGAAGCACGAATTCATCGCAAGAGCATCTCAAATGGGTGCGCTAATGACTAACCCCCGAACGAAGGGCGAAAGTCTGTCAGAAACGACAAAAACGGCAATTCAGGAAGCCGTACTATTCAACAAGTACGGAATAGAAAAGCACATCACATCAAAAGAGATGGAAAAGGGAACGCAAAACGAGGAAATCGGGATCGAAATGGCATCGCAGTTATACGGTTGGTTTGGAATAAATGAGATCGTAAAGCAAAGATTGTTCAATGATTACGTTTCTGGTGAATGTGACATCCTAACTGACTACGTTTTAGCCGATATCAAATGCCCGTTCAAAGGATCTAATTTTCCATTTTTCGAAACCGAGGTCCCGAACAAAGCCTATTTTTTTCAGCTTCAAGCCTACATGTGGCTATCGAATCGACAAGAAGCGGAACTACTTTACTGCCTAACGAACACACCTGATCACATTATCGATGATGAAATCCGGAGGGAAATTTGGTATTGTTCAGCACAACCGAAATACCGCAACATGAGTGAACTTGAAATCGAGGAAATGTGCGATGATAGAATCCGGAAACAACATATCTTTGACCACATACCTTTGGAAAAGCGAGTGAAAAAGTTCATCATTAAAAGGGATGAGGAAGTGATTGAGGCAATGAGGCAACGGATCGTTCTTTGCCGGGAGTATTACGATTCAATATACGAACTTGCATAACAGTCGCATAGGCGATCGCTTTAGTGTCGCTTATGCTTTGTTATCAAATCAAATAAAAAACAATTTAAAAACAGAAATATGAGTGAAATAATCAAAGTAACCGGAAAGGTTCACAGCATCGGAAAGGAGCAAATCGTATCCGAGAAATTCAAGAAAAGAGAAATCGTACTTGAAACAACGCAAGGCAATTACAAGAACCATCGAGTAATTCAATTCACAAACGATAAAACAGGGCTTCTGGACAACGCAAAGGTCGGAATGGATGTATCTATCAACATTAACCTAAAAGGTCGCTTATGGACCGGAAACGATGGAATAGAAAAGTGTTTCAATACAGATGAGGGTTGGACCATTGAACAAGTGGGATCCAAACCAATACAAAACACATCGGAAAAGATGCATGCATCCGGATTGCGTGGCGAAATAGCGCAGGATCACTTTGATCAGCACATGTACGGAAACGATAATGACCTATTTTAAGCGGAAACCATGACATCAAAAGAAAAAGCAATAGAGTTGACGAATAAATTTGTCTTCAAATCAGTTTTTGATATGAATCAATCTGAATTAAAAGAGGCTAGAATAAAAGCCAAAAAATGCGCTTTAATTGCAGTTGATGAAATGTTAAGTCACACCATGAATTGTGATTATAGATGCGCTGGTTATCCGTATGAATTTTGGATTGAAGTTAAACAAGAAATCGAAGCATTATGACATCAAAAGACTTAAGCAACATAAATTCGATTGTTCGAAAGATGATAACGGACCACATGACCAAAAACGGGATGACAATCGCATCCTTCAGTAGGGAAAGCGGTGTGCATCAATCACAACTTTGGATGTACATGAACACCCCGGACAATAAAAAGGGGCTGCACTCATCGACAATCGAGAAAATCGGGAAATATTTACATAAAAACACGTAAATTGAAGCCTGAAATGCAACAATGCGACAAATACATCAATGGTGTGCCTTCCCAATCGTGGTTGGCCACCATTGTTACGTTGGAAGTTGATGACTTTGTGATGATTGGATTCGCATGTGATTACTATACGGCAACAATTCCGACAATATGCATTGAAAACAAGGTGAACGAAAGCGAGATCCTTCAGGTTTTGCGGAAAAATCAAATCGGAATCCTTTGGTCGCATCACATAGGGCAATACATTTACATCGCATTCAGTCGCAATTCATTTGAAAATTAACTTACATTTGTAATGTTTGATGTTAGGTTTGGTTAAATAACAATGGAGGGGGTGTGATGTTGGTTTTGTGATTTGACGATTATGTAGGTTCTCCTGCATCCCCTCCAAACCAAACGATAAAAACGGGAAACAATGAAAAAGAAAATCAAAATAGCTTTAGGACTTTCACTCATGCCATTATTCGCATTGATATACTTTGCAGATAGGGCATTACTGATCATCCTTCCGCACCTGGAACAAAAGAAAATAACCCATTGGTTCGAATCAAATGAGGCAATGACCGGATCTTTCCTGCGGATGTTGTCAGTCGGAACAATTACCGGAACGTATTATCTTCTAACTTGGATATTCTAAACCACAAAAACGGGAACAAATGATGGCATACGATAAAGATAAACTACATAAACAAGCCATAAAATCCTTCGTGATGCCTCACACCGCAATAACTCTTTGACCGCTTCTTTACGTTCATTCCTCATCACCTTCTTTCAGGATGTTTAAAATGTCATCAGTTGATAGCCCGGAAAGGTCCACGTTTGTTTGTGTTGTTTTGCTTTCAACATAGGACACCGCCAATCTTTTGCGCTCATCATCCGTTGATATGAGTTTCATGAGTGCCATTTGCAGGGTTGCATTGTCGGAATCACCCCACTTTTTACGCATCTTGACCTTTTGAGCGACCTTGTTCATCTCGATCATCTCTTTTATCTTGTTCAATTCGTCCGAGTTCGAAGCCATAAAGGATAAGATTGAAGGGTGCGTTGGTTACATCGATGTAAGTGATCAGGGTGCGGATTATACTGCACTTGCCATTTGTGCCGTTATTCAAAACGAACTTTACATAGTGGACTATCTCATGACGCGAGATAACACCGATATAACGATCCCTTTATGCGCTGAAAAGTTGAGCAAATGGAAAGTAACATATTGCCGTGTCGAATCGAATTCGATGGGTGCAATGTTTAGCCGTGAGCTTCAAAGGAACACAACAACGCGAATCCTCCAGGTCCACAACACCACGAACAAAATGACAAGGATCATCATGCAGTCGGCATTCATCATGTCACGGTTCAATTTCGTTCGAAATGGGGATAACATGAGTGAGTTATTTATCCAAAATGTGCTATCATTTAGCAAGGAAGGAAAGAACAAAAACGATGATGCACCGGATTGTTTAGCAGGTTTATCAATTTTTGTGCAGTCCATGTTTAAAAATTTGTCGTAACTTTGATTAAAATCTAATCAAAAAATGGGATGGATTTAAACCTTTGGGAAAATTTTTTCGGCATTACGTTCAATCGACAAAACAGATTCATCAATCAGGCGAATCAATTAATGCCGTACTCAAATCAAATTTGGGGTGTTAAGAAAGCCGTTTGGATCGATACCAATAACGCATGGGAATGGTTCATGACTATTCCTGAATTAAGGGCGGTAATCGATAAAAGGGCATCGATGATGGCATCAAACGAGGTGAGGATGTACGATGCCAACGGTGAGGAAATCACAGAGCATTGGTTCCTGGACCTTGTAAAGCATCCAAACCCGGTTCAATCATGGTCCGATGTTGTTTATTCCTTATCGGTAAATGATGCGCTTTATTCCAATGCATTCGGATATTCACCGGTTAGATCCTTCGACATTCGCAATATGTTTGTTCCGTTACCTTCCAACAAGGTACAGATATTGACATCAGGAAAGACATTGAAACAAATGGATGTCGATGGGTTGATCGATGGATACCGTTTTGAATACGATAACAACGCATTCGAATCACTCGATTTAAAGGATGTAATATACCTTACAACGAATGACGGGATGAACCTTATCCGACCAACAAGCCGAATCGATGCACTCAAATATCCATTGAGCAACATTAAAGCGCATTACAACAAGCGAAATGTAATGCTCGAA